GCGCATGGGCTAGTTTACGGCATTGTGCCAAGCCACGCGAAGGCGAAAAAGATTTAGCGCATTTTGCGATTGCGATGGTTCGGAAATTTGGCGGAGTGCTTGAACATCCGATGCTTTTTTGATTAGTGAATCCATTGTCATATTAAATTCTCTGATTGATGAAACGGTCATTAGCCGACTGACTGCGCCACACTTCAATCCTCGCTTTGTGATGGTCAACTAACAGTCTGTAATGCTCATCGGCCTCAATTGCTGCCTGCATACCAAGTAAAAATGTTCTGTACTCTGGCGCGGCATAAGCATCACTTTCCTTAGCGGATATGCTTGCCGACTTACTCTCAGCCATTAACCTTGCTTTGATGTGTTTCTTGCCATCTTCAATAACTATCCGACGCGCTCTTGCTCGTGATATTTCGTTATCGTCATCGCGTAGGAACTCTAACGACTCGAACATTTGCGCGTCTGATATTTTCATATGTCACCAATTATCAAAAAGGGAGTCCGTCTATATCGTCGTCAAAAGTATTAGTCGGTGCTTGTCGTTGCGTTGGCTGTCGTGCTTGTTGCGGCTCTTGTTCTTGACGCTTGCCATCCTGCACAAACTCAAAGCTAACCAACGTACCTTTCAAACTAGACTTCCCGTTGTACTCATCAATATGCAAATCATCGACACGCACAACAATCTGCTTGCCCTTGCTAAAATGCTCTACAACTTTCTCAGCCTGTGCGCCCCACATTGCTAGGTTTAACCACTGCGCCTTTTTGTTCTGACCATACCCTACGTCATACACAACAGACACGCTTAAAACAGGCTTACCGTTCGCGCTGCGTAATTCTGCATCTTTGCCAATTCTTACAAGTTTAATCATCATAGCTTTAGTCTCTTTTGGTTGTTGCAATCCTTTGCTGATTTAATCCTAGTCTGTAAACGCCGCAGCACATGACGCATAACAATCGTTAAAAAACGTTATCGACTCTTTGTCGCCTATGCTTTTCGCCAACGCATGAGCATCTTTCACCGCTTGCTGCAATGCAGACAAATCAGGAGCGGCTTTCATGTCTTTGACGCACAGTTCACGCTCGTCATTTGAAAGTCGTTTAGCTTCGGCCTGCTTTGTTTGTGGCTTATTGGCAGGCGGTTGTTTTGGCTTGTCTTTCTCACTCGCACCATTACCATCGTCATCTGCTTGAGCAATGCCGCAAAACGCCGCCAATGAATAACGGCGAAGGTAAGTGATTGCAGAACCAATACCCTGTGCGTCTTGCTTTCCTACTGGCGACGAACAAACGTTAGAAATAAACTCTCCGCTTTCATGTATCAGCATTGTTTCAACACTGGCAATCGGCGCGGCAAATGAAGGCAACTGCACAATTGCAATATTATGTTTGCTGAAAACTGGACGGATAACATTCAAGACAGCCGCCAAGTCAGCATAACTTGACTTGAAAAACTCGTTTTTAGTGTCTTTGATTGCGTTCTCAACTTCTAATTGAGCAAGCGCGATAGCCTTAGCTAACTTGCCAATAGTTTCACTTTTATTCACAATTCAACTCCTTTTCCGTTTCTTTAATATGCCGCGCTATAACAACATCACGGCTTTCTTTTTGTTCAACTGGCCACTGTTGGCCGTAACTCACTTCTACATGAGCCTCGATAAATTCCATAACCACCTCGCTTTTTTGTATTCAGTCATTTTATCAGTTGTCACTTGTCAAGTGAGGCCATAATTCATCTAAATAGCAAACAGTTCTTGTAGTAACAGGGTATGCACTTGCCAGTAATTAACGACTCATCTTTCATCATCGTCTCACGTCTGCATAGCTCGCAGATGAATACTTTTATCTTCACTTTTTGACACCTCATAAGTCATTCAGTCTACGTTCAAGTAAATCAATAAGTTGGTTTCTAAGTTCGCAACTAAACCAGTTCTTCAAAGACATATGCTCAACTTGCCGCACTAAATCACTTCTCGACCTAATGTTATCTAGCCAAATGTCGTAAAACTCGCCTAATTCATCGTCTTTGAAAACTGCATAATTGCACCCGTTCTCACAAATAACAGTCATGGTTACTTTCATTTTGTGTCGCCCTCTAAATCGTAAAAAGTAAACGTCGAACCATCAAACCCACAAATCACTTCGCCACACTCGCCATTCCGTGATTTAGTGATGATGATTGAAGCCTTGCCAATGTTCTCAGCATCAGGTTTGTATTTTTCTTCACGGTGAACCATCATAATCACATCGGCATCTTGAGCCAGTGCGCCCGATTCCCTCAAATCACCGTTAGTCGGCTTTCTTTGCGCCTTTTCCACGTCTTTAGATAGCTGACTAAGCACGATAAATGGTATTTCAAACTCACGAGCCATTTTCTTTAGCTCACGACTGATGATAGTAAGCTCTGTATTGCGATTCCCGCCCTGTTTCTCTATGCCGTCGACCATTTGCACATAATCAAGCATAGCGCAGCTTAAACCGCCGTATTCGCGCTTAACACGTTTTAAGGTTGAACGGATGATAGATATATTTAGGCTAGAGTTATCGCACAAAATGAGCTTGTGTTTCTTGATAGCAACCAAACCGTCAGACATTCGATTAAAACTATGCTCTGTATCAAATGTGCCAACACGATACTCGTTATAGTTGACTCTAGCTTGTGAAGAAGCATAGCGGCGAATAATGTCGATGTACGGCATTTCCATGCTAAAAACAACAGTCGGATATTTTTGAGTCTCAGCAGCTCGACGAACTAGGTTCATTGCAAATGTCGTCTTGCCCATACTTGCAGGGCCAGCAACAATTATCATGTTCCCTTTTTGCAGTCCGTTTGTTTTTAGGTTCAACTTCTTGATGCTTGTGCAGATACCTGTCAAACCGCTGCGAGTACCTGCAACGGCCATGTCAGAAACTAAATTATCAATCGCTTCGGTGGCGGTAATTAGTTTGATGTCAGTATTTGAATGGCCTGAAATAACAGACTGTAAAACGTTATCAGCCTTCGCAAGCAAGTCATCAACAGTGCAATCACCACGATTATCAACAAATGCCTTAATGTCGTTTGATGCTTTAAGCAATCGACGTACGACTGACATCTCGCGCACTTGTTTGGCGTAGTGGATAATGTTGTGAGTGCTGCAACCAATTTCAGAATTTATCGCGCTAACGTGTTTTGTTATCTCGCTGCCTTTTTCATTGTACTTAGCAACAAGCATATTGTTTAAAACAAGTGCGTCAATGTACTCGCCACGACTTATGGTCGCTACAAGCTCTTTAAAAATAAATCCGTTTCTTGGGTCGCTAAAGTCATCGCTCGTTAGTTTGCCGTCGATAATTTCTAAGGCTGAATTTTCAGCAAGAATCGCTGAAAGTATGCTTTGCTCAAGTGTGTATGTTTGATGTTCCATTTTATCACCCTATATTTTTTTTAGTTTTTCTAATTGTTCAGGTGTCATGCCCCATTTCTTGTCAGCAGGCGGTAAAGGTTCATCACTCCAATTTTTGTAAACTGGTGGCGTAAACTCTGGCTGTCTTGGTTGATTAGTGGGTTTAGCTTCTTGGCCTTCTGTCTGTGTCGGTATTGCATCTTCCCAACGCCGACCATTTAGCCATGTTGCAGGATGTGGAATAAACCCTGCTTTAAAATGAGGCTTTTGTTTTTCCAAAGCGTCGATAATAAGATTAAATAACGACTCGTTTGGCTTTAACTTTGACCATGCTTTTGTTGCCGCTTGTTTAGCTTTTTTGTCGGGATAAGATTCCCAAAAAACATCAAAATCACCAACAGTATTATTGGGTTTGGGAATGGGGTTGGGGTTGGGGTTGGGAGCATTGCCTTCGCATCCGTCACGCATTGCGTTCGCATCGTTTTTTGATGCGTTCGCATGATTATTTGATGCGTTCGCATTGCGTTCGCATGATTCTGGCATTGCGTTCGCATTATCAGACTTTGACCATCTTTTTAATGCCGACAATTTAGCCTTGCCAGACTTATCATTCATAGCCTTTATTTCACGCTCGCAACGCTCATGGATGAAACCTTCTTCGGTATCAATAAAGAACTCATCAAGCACTGTTTGAATATCTTCGATGTTTTCGCGCATACAAATGGCGCGTGCAATTTTCTTAACGTCAGGCAATGGCGATTCTGTTAAATAATAAACATCAAGCATACGACGATATGCTAAATCTTCAATTAGTGATAAATGTGATGTATGGGATTTATAATCGCCAATATGAAAAGCGTAATAATTCATTTGATTGCCTGTTAAATTGTGGCCTGTAGAAAGAAGTAAGCCGCTCGCATACAGGCGAATGCTTCCACAGACTCATGACTTTCTGTGTAGCGGCTCATCAATTATAATACAATGCGGCGGTTGTGGGTAGTTAAAGTGAGTCAGACAACAGTTTAAAATACTGTTTTTGAGTGTCGTTATCTGACAACTCTAGCCGCGTGAGTATCATTTTAAGCGTCTTTTTATTCTTAACGCTTACCTTATCGGCATAGTGGATTAACACCTTTTTAGCCTGTGCGTAACTGTTTAAGTGGTACGCAAGCAAACATTCAAGAAATACGCGGGTAAGGGATATGTGCATGGTTATCTCCAGTGAATCACGTCCTTGTGATTTTGTGAGTTAGAATAATTGACCTTGTGTGATATTTTCAGCATCGCTTAAATTGCGTTTAGCCAGTTCGTAATACGACTCTTTAAGCTCAGTGCCGATGAACTTACGGCCAGTCTGTAACGCGACATAACCCTCGCTTCCAATGCCTGTAAATGGGCTGAAAACAACGTCATCAGGTGCAGTCCATAGTTGCATAGCGCGTTCAATCACATCGAGTTGTAAAGGGCAGATATGGCGTTCGTCATCAGCAGACCGAGCATTCAAATACTGCAATGTGCGAGTTGGGTTAATGTCAGACCAAACGGGACTCGCGTACTTTTGCCAAATATCAATCGGCGTGGCGTTTTCGCTTTCAACAGTCCAAAATAGTGAACCATCGCAGCGCTCATTCTTTGCAAAGCCAGCAGGAACATCATCGCCCACATAATACTCAAGTGCGCCTTTAATGGGTTTAGTGTTATCACCGGGCTTACGCATCACGATTAGATAATCAGGTATGCCCATGCGAGACATTGAGCTGTCTTTCACAATCGTTTTATGAAGCAATCCGAGTGCTTTGGTGCGAGTCATTGCCACCACTGGACATTTCCAGATGCAGACTTCGGAATGGAAAATAAAGCCTTCTTTTTGAAATGCGCGTATTAAATCGCCGCGAAAGTCTTTAACGCCAATAAATCCGTCATTTTGTTTAGATGATGGTAAATTCATGCAATGAACGGCCATCAAACGTCCTGCGCGTAATGTGCGGTACATTTCTTTGATGAGATAGCCGAAGTGAATGAAGAACTCATCATCACTTTTACAATTTCCCATGTCGCGTTCATCGTTAGAGTAAGTGTAGAGTGAACTAAAAGGGGGCGAATAAATCGTAAAGTCTACCGATTCATCTGCCAAGTTACGCGCTACTTCTACGCAATCAGCGTTGTAAAGCATAAAGTTGTTGCCTTGAGTAAAATCTTTAACGTTCATAATCGTGTCCTTAAAACTTAGGTAGTGGTGCTTTTTTCTTTGGATTGTATGTCGCCATGTTCTTTGACGACTTTGTAAAATCAGTGAAAAACGATGAAGCGATTTTAGCCATTTCATTCATCATTCTGTCTGATTGCTCATCTTTACGCTTGATGTTCTCAACGACTGCACCCTCAATATCGGCAGTCACTACAGTCACATTAACTTCATTCTGTTGACCAAAACGCCAACAACGACGTACAGCTTGATAGTATTGTTCCCATGAATCAGATAGGCCAACAAACACCATATCCGAACAGTGCTGCCAGTTCATGCCGAATCCTGCAATCTTTGGCTTGGTAATCAATACGCGGTACTTGCCATCACTAAAACCCATCATCATTTCTTCTTTTTGCTCTGGCGTATTGCTACCAGATACCTGCACAGAAAACGGGATTAACGACTCCAACAAATCACCCTCATCATTCAACGCGCACCACAAAATAACAGGTTTATTCGTGCTATTGGCAATGTCGGCAGCAGCTTTGCATCTATCTTGTATCGTGTTACGTCTTGCGCCTTGACGCTCAGATAACGATTGAGCCAAAGCAGGCAATAAGCCATCAGTGATGCCGCTATCAATCACAATCTGCTTGATTTTGAGTGGTGGTAACTTTGGCTTTTCTTCAAAACCAAATATAGACGGGTCACGCATGATGACAGCCCAAGAAGCCAACCACTCAAAAAACTTACGCTGACCATGCCCTTTCAACCGCCATTTAGCCGTATCTGCGCCATCGTGGATGAAGAATGTAGCGAGCATTTCAGTCTGTGACATAATGCCTAAAAACTCGCACTGTGTACCTAACTCCATATAATCGTTTGGCGATGGAGTAGCACTGGCTGACAGTCGATAAGGTGTCCGACTAAAGCACTCTGTAATTTGAGTGCGCAGCTTTCCATTAAGACCCTTTAAAATTGACGACTCATCAAGCACGACACCTGAAAACACTGAACAGTTGATATTGTGCAGAATCTCATAGTTAGTGACGTACACACCACGAACGCCAATATCATCCTCAGACCGCGCAGGCTTGACGACATATCCAAACTTTTCAGCCTCGCGGATAATCTGTTTAGACACGCATAATGGCGCGAGAATAATCACAGGTTTGTGTGTGTGAGATTCAACAGCAAAAGCCCATTCTAATTCGCAGTTTGTCTTGCCTAAACCTGTATCAAGAAACAAGGCCGCACGACCACGCGCTAAAGCCCATTCAACACACGAACGCTGATAATCAAACAGATTACTGTTTTGTGTCGAGTAAGCAAAACCAGCATCGACTGATTTAAAATGCTTGCTATCAATAAACTCTTGATAACTACTCATTTCGCACTCCTTATTAACTGCTCAACCATTGCAGACATTGACCGATTTTCTTTTTTAGCCAGCTCTGCAAGTTTTTTTAAAACCTCATCGCTGACTGTAAAACACACTCGCTTTTTCATAAACACCTCTTGTTTGTGTGTATGCAGTATATATAAAGTATTCTGTTAAATCCCTATCAATTTGGGACAATATAAAAATCTCATGTTCGTTTTTTCGCGTTTTCTTAACACGACAACTCACTCATGTTAAATAAAACGCCATTTGCTTAACATGAATGTATGAATTTCAGGCAATAAAAAAGCCCATATTTCTATGAGCTTCTCTTAGCATTAACGTAATCCGCGTGAAGCTAAACAACTAAACGCTTTTTACTGTCGGCAAGGTCGAATAATGCGTCCCCCCATGCCCTATTTAAAACTTGTTTCCAATGTGTAAACACTATCTGTAGGAGGATAAATACACATCGTCGGCTTCAACCACCAACGGTGATTCTATCTTACTTCCTGCCATGTTTCAAAGTACGCTTATAGTAATTAAGTGCGTACCCGTAATTCTGCAATGCAAACTTTTTGCACCACGCCATGAAGTCATCGCAGTCTATGCCCATCGCCGCACAGGCTTCGCGCACTGTCATTTGTTGGCCTTTGTAGATAATCATAACCGCCCATCCAGTTTTAAACAAAAATCAATCGCCGCCTGTTTGCTTATCTTTTTACGATACGCGCACGACTCCACGCGCTTATAGTTTAGGCCAAGACTTTCACATTGAGCCGACACGCTATTTAGAGCGATGATAACACGCACAGAACGCGCGTGATTCATTGCCGCTACCCAATCACCATGTTTATTATAATGGCGAGTCACTGTACGCTCGTTGACGTTATGCTTTTTACATTGCCTCCATAACGCTAGTCTTTCGCCTTCAAACTCAAAAATATTTATCCATTTTGTTTTCAGTAAGCCGTCATCTATTTTGTAATATCCACGACGTTTGCCACGTTGTTTAACAGATTCGACTTTAATGCCAAGCGTATCAGCAAGCTGTTTCAACTTCGCTTTTTTATCCTGTTGGGATTTCCAAAACTCATACGCACCTTCCATCGTGTCAAACATTCGACGAGCTTTAATGCTGCGTAATGTGTGGTAATTTGCCCCGAGTGATGCGTAGTGTTCTTGTATTTTCATTTTACCCCCGCTTATACTCTATTTTGTGTTTTTTAAGGTAAGCACACACGTTTGATGGTGACTTCTTTAACTGCAAAGCGATTGACCATAGCGGAAAACCTTCATCGGCCAACTTCTTCACATCTTCATAAACAAATGGAATATGCAAACGTATTGGCTTGCTAATGGCCTCGTCTAAAGTCATACCTTGGTTATGTACTCTGTTTTTAATAGTCCATGAGTTAATGCCCTTTAAATCCAGTTTAAGCCGTATATGTTCACTAACAACAACAGTACGAACAGGATTATTCAAAGCATCTTCTAAGCTCAATCCTCTGTTTAATCGTGATATAACCGTGTTGTATTTGATGTTGTGCGCTTGAGCCTGCGCTTTGATTGTTTGCATAAATCACCCAGAGCATGACGCATAAAGTAAAATAAGGATTATCAGCACGACAAGTGCAAACGCTTTACTGTCGCAGTTTGGCCTGTTGTTAAATGGATTCATTCTTTACCCCCTAAACATAAAGCCCAAACCAA